ATCGACTCCCTCCCGAAGCACTTGGGTTGGCTGATCTGAGAACTTTTCCTGCTGGGTTGTTTCCCCTTTGGCGTGTTTTCTCCTGCTCAGCACCGGCCAACCCTGTTTTATTTTGGGGGTCACTGTGGTGTGGTCTAGTTCCGCTCGCAAGAAGCGTTTCAATCCTGATTGGCCGCGTGTGCGTGCGATGATTCTTGAACGGGATGGGCATAGGTGCCAGTGGCCGGTCAAGGATGATTACGGGAATGTTCGCTTGTGCGGCCGGTATGGGAATGAGGTTGACCATAAGGTTCGTAATCCTGAACATGATGATGATCGGCCTGAGAATCTGTGGGTGTTGTGTCAGTGGCATCATCAGCGGAAGACCGAGGGTGAGTCTGCCGAGGTTCGTCGTGAAAAGGGTAGGAGTCGGAGGGAGAAGCGTTGGTATTCTCACCCGGCTTTCAAGTGAATGAGTTCATGTGTGCGGTGGCGGGTTGTCCGAACACGGTGTATGCGCGTGGATTGTGTAGGACGCATTACGACCGTGATAGGCGTACTGGTTCGCCGGTGAGGATGGAGCGTCAGAGGCCGTGCCCTGAATGCCATCGGTATTTTCTTATGTCCCGTAGTGGGCAGTTGTTCTGTTCGGATAGATGCCGTGTGAACTATAAGCGTCATCGTGATTACGGGTCTGGTTTGCCTGAACACCCGGAGACGATTGTTAGTTCGAGGATGATTACCGAGGCTGATTTCGAGAAGCCGATCGAGGTGGAGCAGTTCACCGATAGTCAGGTGGTTGAGAAGTGTGGCGGCTTGTGTGCGAAATGCCACAAGCCGGTTGATGTTGGTTCGAGTGGTGCCGATGGTGCCGCTTACGTGTGGAAGGTTCCGTTGGAGAAGTCGCATAGCGCGACTTTGGCGAATCGTCTGCTGGTTCACAAGCGTTGCAAGGGTGGAACGTCCTAGCTTCGCGTATTGCCTGAAACGGGCGGATTGTGAGGCTGGCTGTGGCTGGTAATGGTCGTGGTGCGCAGAAGTCGAGGAATCCTATTCTTCGTGCGCCGGATAGTCCGATGGGTTTGGAGTTTCCCGCTGTTCGTCCTGATGGGCAGGAGTGGCTTGATCGTACTAAGCAATGGTATGAGTCGCTTCGTGTTAGCCCGTTGGCTCAACGTATGGGTGTTGAGGCTGACTGGTATGCGGTTCAGGATTTGGCGTTGTTGAAGGATGATTTTTGGCGTCCGAAGACTAAGGGTCGTTGGATGTTGGCGTCTGAGATTCGTCAGCGTGAGGCCACGTTGGGTATTACGCCTGAGGCTCGTGTGCGTTTGAAGTTCGATGCTCCGCAGCCGGATGATATGAAGGCGTCCGCGTATGAGGGTGATACCGAGGGTGCGCGGAACGTGCAGCGTAATAGGCAGCGTGCTTCCGCATTGGGTTTACGGGTTATTGACGGTGGTGCCTGATGCATACGCGGATTCCCGAATTGCATGGCGAGGATTTGACTCGTTCGATGGGGATGTTCGCGGTCTGGTGGATTGAGACTTTCTTTCGTGTCGGGCGTGGTGGCGGCGTTGGTTTGCCTGAGACGTTCGACATGGACGAGTACGTGTTCATGCTTCACGCTTATGCGTTGACTGAGTGGGGTACTCGCCGGTTCAATCGTGTGTTTTATTCGCGTGCGAAGGGTAAGAACAAGTCTGGTAAGGCTGCTGGCATTTGTGCGTTCGAGGGTTTGGCTCCTTGTCGTTTCGACCATTGGGCGGAAGAGGGGGAGACTTACGAGTTTCTTGGCGAGGTCTACCCGTATGCGAAGGGTGAGCCTGTTGGCCGTATGGTGCAGATGCCGCAGATTCTCTGTTTGGCTACTGCCGAGGGGCAGACGGGTAATATCTTCGATTCGATTTACTACAACTGCGATCAGGGGCCGTTGAGCCAGTTGAAGGGTGTTGGCCTTGATGTTGGCCGTACCCGTATCGGTTTGCCGGAGGGTGGGGAGATTGTTCCGACCACGAGTGGTGCCGCGTCGAAGGATGGCGGTTTGGAGACGTTCGCGGCCTGTGATGAAACCCACTTGTATAACACGAACAAGCTTCGCAACATGTATAAGACGGTTCAACGTAATCTCGGTAAGCGTAAGGGTGATGCCGACCCGTGGATTTTGGAAACCTCGACCATGTATAAGCCCGGTGAGGAATCCATTGCGGAAACGTCGTACAAGTATGCGTGGGATACTGCTTCGGGCAAGATAAAGCATCGTAGTGGCATTTATTTCGACCACGTGTATGCGAATATTGATTTGGATGATTTCGCTGACGAGAAGAAGGTTCTCCGCGCTTTGCAGGTCGCTTATGGTGCGAGTGCGAAGAGTTCGGATGGGAAAGATCATCTGATTCTGCCTGATGGCCGTATGACTGTGTTGGACGAGAATGGGGTGGACCCGGAAGGCCATTCGTATTGGGATGGTGAGCTTGGCCCGTCTAAGGATGGTTGGATTGATCTGAATGGTCAGATGGACCAGATTTACCAGCCTGATTCCGACCCCGCGGATTCGATGCGCTACTATTTCAACACTTTGTCGAGCGTGCATGATGCTTGGCTTACCGAGTCGGATATTCAGTCGCACATGCTGTATCGGGATGAGATGCATACGGCGTTCAATTCGATTCGGTTGGATGGCACGTGGCAGCGGTTCGTGACGAAGCGTGAGCCTATCACTCTTGGCTTCGATGGTTCCGTGTCGGACGATTCGACGGCGCTTGTGGGCTGTCGTGTGTCTGACGGCATGTTGTTCCTGATAAAGCTTGAATCCGCTCCTGATGGCCCTGAGAAGGCCACTTGGCGTGTGAACCGTGATGCGTTCGATGGTATGGCGCGTTGGATGATGGACAATTACAACGTTGTCGGATTCTTCGCTGATGTCGCTTATTTCGAGCAGATGATAGGCGGCTGGGAGAAGGATTACGGGAAGAAGTTGAAGGTCGGCCCGCGTAAGGGTGGCGACAAGATCAAGTTTTGGACGAACAACTGGTATAAGGACATGCAGGTTGCGTTGGATAACGCGCATACCGCGTTCCGTTACCCGTATACGGAGCCTGAACGTAAGTCGAAGCCCATCAAGGATGACATTGCTTTGCTGGCTGACCCGCGACTGGTGAATCATTTCCGTAACGCGCGTAGGCGTGAGACTCGTACCGGTTATGCGATTTATAAGGAGTCGCCTAATTCGCCGGACAAGATCGATGCGTGCATGGCTGGATTGTTGGCTTATACGGCACGTGGAAAGTATTTGGAATTGGCTGAGGTCAAACGTCGTTCCGCTCCGATGAGAATCTACTAGGTGGTGATTTCGAGTGTCTGACTCGTTGATGATTAAGAACGCTTCCGATGATGACGATGATGCTTATGTCATCACCAATCTGGCGCGTGAGTGGGGTGCGCGTCTCCCATATCTTGCCGAATTGAAACTGTTCAAGGATGGCAGGGAGATGGTGGATGCGAACAGTGTTCCTCAAGGCACTGATCCGAATGCCGCGCCAGTGTATAGGCTGATGCGCCAGTTGGGTGTGGTGAATCTCGCGCGGCGTATCAGCGAGAGCGTGACCGACCGGCAGCAGCCCAACGGTTTCCGTAAGGTCGAGGACTCTTCGTTGAAGGACACTGACGCGGATAGGATGGCGAAGCAGTGCGGTCTTAATTTCATTCTGCGCCGTAACATGCTGCCGGATAAAGGCGATTACGGGTGTTCGTTCGGCTTGGTCTCCAATATTGGCCGTGGACGGTTCATCACGCCTCTTAGCCCTTGGGAATGTTGGATGGATGTTGGCGAGACTGCTGCCATTCAATACACGTATATGGATCATGAGAACAAGGAAGTCATCCGTCTCTACCGTCTTGTTGTCGATGATTCCAAGACCACGACGAAAGTGTATTCCAAGACGGCTCAACGTGAGCATGACCGTTCCGTTGTTGCTCCAAACGATATTTCAGCTGTCGCCAAGTTGGCGTCTGATGCGAAAGCTTGGGAGCCTGGGAGTGATTGGGAGTGGGTGGAGGATTCGCAGCAGTCGGATTTTTCCTACGCGGAGGGTTGCGACTCGCTGCCGATAGTCCGGTTGAGCACGGTT